TTAAAAATTGAATTCGATAGTGATTTCCTCACTAGTAAGAAGTATCTTACTGATGCAGGACTTCACTATCTTTTTTTGTTGTTCATAATTCATTTCTCGTATGTTTCCAGTGTTTAGCATATCGAGTATTCGTTTACGCTTTTGCTCATTTATTTTATCTCCGTTGTTTTCTTGTAATTGATTTTCTAAAAGTTTTTTTGTATCAACAAGATTTTTAACATTTCGTTGTAACTCAACCTCATCGATATAATCATTTCTAAATAAATAGTTTTCTTTATCTATTTTTTTATTAATTGTTTCTATTTCTGTTAAAAGCATAGTAGGGTCAAATTCGCTTGTTTGGCCTATTGATAAAGCTTCTTTTAGTTCGCTCTCGTCATTAGGTAAATCAGCAAGATAATCGATAACATATTGCTCTAAATCTAATCTACGATAAAATCCAGACTTACATTTAATTTCGTCAGGCTCCATGAGCTTTCTATAATCACTCCTACGGTCGCAAACATATCTTACAGGCTTTGAACCATCTAGCCGTTTATTTCCTGTTACAGTCCTTATATGCCCTCCACAATAGCCACATTTCATCAAACCAGAAAGCATATACTTGGCTTGGAAAGGTCGAGGGTTATTTGTTCGTTGAGATTCTCTTATTTGACGTTTATTGATTTCATCCTGCACTATCCAAAAAGTATTCTCATCAATGATTTTTTCATGCTCTTGCTCATACATTTCTCCTTTGAACTTTCCTTTTGCAATATAGACAGTATTTGTCAATGCATTCTTTACTGAACTGTGAGACCATCTGACGTTTTTACCGATATGCCCTTTATCATTTAAATCATGGCATATTTTAGTTATACTATCACCTGAAATATATTTTGAGTAGATATATTTAATTATTTTAGCTTCATGAGGAACAACTTCTAAAATATCCAATTCTTTGTTTCTTATATAACCAAATGGAGGTAATTGATAAGACATTGTCTTTCCAGCTTTAGCTCTTCCAATCCTTCCTAGTACCATACGCTCTGTAATCGTTTTTCGCTCCATTTCAGCCACTGCAGCAAGAAGAGTGAAGAAGAACTCCCCCATTGCATCGGAAGTGTCTATCTTCTCATTTAAGGACACGAACTCAATATTATTTTTTTTGAAAATCTCTTTAATTAAATATAAGTTATCGCTGGTGCTCCGAGACAATCTATCTAATTTATAGACTAAAATAGTATTGAACCTGTGATTGGCAGCGTCTTTTAACAATTGCTTCATTGCTGGGCGCTCTATATTGCTTCCTGAAAATCCAGCGTCTGTGTATGTTTCGATTACTTCCCAACCCATAATGTCGCAATATTTACTCAGTTTATCTTGTTGTTCGCCTATTGAATATCCATCTTCTGCTTGGTTAAGCGTGCTAACTCGGCAATATATTGCTACTTTTTTCATTGTTTTTGTACCTCATTTCTGATAAAATGGTATAGTAAAAAGCTTGTTAAAAGCCTTTATACTATTTTATAGTTTAAAACCGCCCCTCGTCGCCAAACTTGGGCGGTTTTTTATTTTATTTAAGCAACTTTGCTTTTTTAATTTCAAATTCTTCTTGAGAAATAGCACCTGAATCAAGTAATTCTTTAAATTTCTTTAATTCATCAGCTATACTGGTAGTTGATGAATTAATTTGCATTGATTTTGAATAAATCTTTGAATTAGTATTGACCTGATTAATGAACTTCATGGCTTTATCAATATCTTTTTTGTCTCGTTTAATTTCAGCAGTCCAAACAAAATCAGGCCCTTCAATAGTAAGGTATTTTTCACCGCCTTTTTTCTTTTTTGCCGCAAAAGCAAAAACACCCAGTGCTACAAGTCGTGTCATTGTCACACGGCTTTGAAGTTCTGAACCAGATTCTAGTCTTGCAGTAACATCGTTAAGCGGCTTTTTTTCAAATCCTTTGCTAATAGAATCTTTACTCAATTTAAAACCAAAATTAGAAATTGAAGAAGGAATTAGTGATGCACCAGCATTTTTTAGCACATCGGTTTGTGTTCTATTTTTTATTTCTTCCATTTTTTGATGGTCTTTTTTTGCATCAAAATATTCATTGAAAGATTTTGCTTTTAATAGTTCTTTAAATCCCATAATTTCTCCTTGCCAGTTTTGTGATGGCGCACGTTATTTACTTACCTTTTTAACGAGGTTCAAGACATTGCTCGTATATTTAATTATAAATCAATTTCTACTTTGACAGCTTGCCCAATCACAGCTGCTGGATTGTCTTGTGTAGCAAATTGGTCTTTAAATTCTTTGTTGATTGACACAAGTCTCAAGCAATCTATTTCGTGATAAACTTTTTTTAATGTTGCCTGACAATCATCTTGGAAAAGAATAGCTCCAATAGTACCGTCAGTCACATCAGGAACAGCTTCAATTAAAACATAAGATCCAAACGGAATCTTTGGTTCCATGCTATGCCCATCAACCATTAACCAATAATAATCACGAGCAGAAGATAAGAAGTGCGCAGGTACTGGTCTTGTACCGTCGAAGTTTTCTACTGCATCAAGAGGAAGTCCGGCCGCTATCCTACCAAGAATAGGAACATCTACCATATCTTCATCAGGTTCATATTCCATAGTGTTTGTAGGCATAACGAAGTTTTCTAAAATCTTCCTGCTTATATATGGTGGTAAATCATCAGGTATTTTATTAATCGGAATCACTTTAGATTCTTTTTCCTTTTCCTGTTTTTGCTCATCTAATTGATTGGTTGCAGTGTTTAAAACAACTTTTTGTCTTGGCTCTTCAAGCTGTGAACTGATTTTATTTATTTCGGATAGAGTTGTAGAAAGGTCAGAAGCACCATACATTAATGTATCAGGATCAGTATTAAATAGATTGACCATTTTATCAAAATCTTCAACCATGGGACTTCTAACCCCTTTTATCCATTTAGAAATAGCTGACTCAGATTTTCCTAGCTTTTCGCCAAACTCTTTCATTGTCCAACCATTCTCTTTTCTGAAATAATCTATCATTTCAGGTAGTCGTATTTTTTTCATACACTAATTATAGTACAAACAACAAAACTTGTCAATTTGGAAAGTTTTAACTTGACAAATTGGACAGTTAAGGTTATAATTAACTCATAAAGTCAAACAAGCGAACAATCATGGAGCATTCAGTACGGCAGACGGAACGGGCTCAAATGACGGTACACGACGTATCCACCGCGACGTAAGTAGCAAGTTTGGCAAATAAAAAGCCCTTACAGGCAAATGGAGGTTCTAATGGAACAAGTAGTTACGCATTACAGAGAAACTATTCAGCAGCATAGTGTTGAGTGGTACAAAAAACAACTGTTAAAAGATTTTTCTGTTCAATTTATCAAAGACTCTTTATTACCTCAGTTATTTGAATGGTCAAATGCTTATAAAGCAGCGGTTGAACTGACAAATAAAAAGCCCTAGAGGGGCAGAAAGGAATCTGTATGGCGAAAATAAAATCTTATATTCCAAAGTATTCAAGAGAACGGCAAAAGAAAAGAAGAAACAATGACGTGATTAGAGTTACAACAAGTCCTTTTCTGACAGAAGTACATTCAATCGCTGATGCAACGGTTAACATAGTAAGGAATGAAATAAAAAAAGCCAACTACCAGATTGGTAAGTGACTTTTTTAAAATTAAAACAAGTTGTTTATAGCTGATTTTTTACCAATTTCTTCATCAATTGTACTAATTGAAGCCTTGATAAATTTAGGTAATATCTCTGATAGGGCATTAGCTAAGTTCTCTGAATCCTCAACATGATGTTTGTCAAGAATAACTTTAATATCATTTTCATTCATTATAAAATTCATCTCCTTTCCATAGTACTAAGCAAATACCGCAAATATCTGCTCATAGCTATTATACCAAGGAGAACACAAAAATACACACATAGAAAGGAGAATGGAATGCCAAAAGAAACGAAGCAAAAGTTAGCAATCTCGGCAACTGTTAAAACAACAGAAGAAGCAAAAAAACTCCTAGATGACCTAGAAGTTTTGAAAAACGAGTATAAACTTAACATTTCTTTAAGTGTTGGAACATTGACTATCTATTCAGAAAACATGAAATTTTAATCCTTAGTATCTGAGCTGTTTAGCCAAATATGATATTGCTCTATCATATCAAACATGATTTGAGGCATTGCAGAAACTACAGATTGAATATCATTTCCCTTCAAGCGCTTTTCTGATATTTCAGTCATGATTTCAGGATGGCTATTCAACTTATTTCTGAAATCTTCAAAATTTTTATTCACAAAACATCCTCCTTTCCATAATATTAAGCAAATATCTGAGAAATATTTACTCAATCATTATAGCACTTGGAGGATTCAAATACACACACAGAAAGGAGCCAGTATGGCAGAGAAAAAAACTTATGAGCCACTAGATGACTTATTAGACTCTTCAGGACTGAAGTATAAAGTTATCGCAAAAAAAATTAACGTTCCCTATACAACATTTTATAAGTGGCGTATCAACCCATCTAGAATAGATGCTGTTTCAGCAGCGAACATTGCAGAGGTTATTGGAGTAGATTTAACCGATGTTATTTTCGTGCTGAAAAATTTTAATCAAAAACTTGACAAATTGGCTAGTTAGAAAGGATTCAAAAATGAATCAATTAATTACAATCACACAAAACGAAAACAACGACCAAGTAGTAAGCGGTCGTGAACTACATGAATTTTTAGAAGTAAAAACTCCTTATCATATTTGGTTTGAAAGAATGGCAGAATATGGATTTGCTGAAAACGTTGATTTTATAGGTTTTGAACAAAAAAGTTCAAAACTAGGTGGTCGTCCAAGCGTTGACCATGCTCTTAAACTTGACATGGCAAAAGAAATTTCCATGATTCAGCGTAACGAAAAAGGGAAACAAGCCCGTCAATATTTCATTGAAGTTGAAAAAGAACTCAAACAACAGCTTTTACCACAAACTCCTGAACAACAAATCGCATTACTCGCTCAAGGTAATGTGAACTTGAATAAAAAAGTCGAACAAATCGAAAATTCAGTTCTTGATTTGACTGACCGATTCGGACTTCCATCAAATAAAGCTAAAGTTTTGCAAAAGAAAGTAGCAAGCAAAGTTTATATGTTTACTGGTGGTAAGTATTCAAATGCTCATAAGAAATTAGGAGCTAAGGTATTCAGAGAGTTTTATAAAGATTTGAACAATCGCTTCGATGTTGTTAAATATAGCGATATTCCATTAAGCCGTTATGATGAAGCAACAGAATATCTTGATATGTGGCAACCATCTTTCAATACAACGCTTGAAATTCGTGGATTGAACTCACAAACCAGCTTTGACTTTGAAGCTTAGAAAGGAAAGCACATGACAAAAAGACCTAAAATCTATGGGAAATGGAAAGATGGAACTGTCGTTGAATATGCTGACATTAAGAAAAGTGGTAAAGGTTTTAACGGATATAATCCGCTTTACATGATTTTGGCAGATATAAACCGGGAAGAGGGTAGAGCATGACCTACACATACATAGTCAACCCAACAAAAATAAATGCGGTGCTCCGCTAGAAAAGAGAACAAAACATGAAAATATATACATCATTTGAACAAAAACTTACTGAAATTTTGGCACGTACATTGAGCGGAGAAGTGACTCCCGTTGAATATGCATTGAGCAACGAGCCAAGCGAAACCAAAGGAAAAGTGAACCAATTTGTGACTTTTAAGTATGAAGTTGATGAGCCTTCAGAAAAAGATGGACCTCAGTTAAAAAAATAAAACCCATCACATAAGTAATGGGTCAAAATTTAGAATCTTGGAAGGCTGAGCAAATTATCTTTTGTAGTGTAATTAGCCTTAGTACGAATGTACTTATTTCCAAGTGATGAGGTAGCAACTTCTATAAATGACTTAGCTGTTTGATAAGCAGTCGTATAGAAGAAGTCGTTATTGTTTTCAAGATATTTGATGATTTGAGCTACTGTGCAATCTGCATAATTGCCAGCTAGTCTAACATCAGTAATCTTCTCAGTAGAAGTTGCGTTGTTATCCGAAACACGGACATGAGTGATTTGGTATGTTCCCATAGGGTACCAACTTTCTATTTAATATTTTGAATAAAAACAGCTAGCCGCGGTATTCCATTCTACTATATTATACTGCTACATGATATTTTAGTCAACATAACATACTATATATTGTGTTTAATTATGTAAAAAACAAGAAAGGGACACTAAATGTTGTGGTCAAAGATAAAAACTAAACTTGTTGAGAAAAATATGACCGAGTATGAACTTGGAAAAGTTACAGGACTTGGTGCTCAACAAATTCATCAATTTAAAAAAAGAAATTCTGAAAATCCTCGTTGGCTAACAATGGTCAAAATAGCGGATGCACTAGACATCAGCTTAGATGAATTCAGAGAGAAAGGAAAATAAAATGTTCGGATTTAAAACAAAAGAAGAAAGTGCGATTCTTGCTGACCATAATAATACGGTTAGAGATATTAAAGAGATGATGGCACTGATTGACCAAATGTCAACCACAATCGCAACACAAGCCCAAATGATTGATACAAGAGATCAATTGCTTGATGAAGCATATTTAAAACTTGAATCAGCCGAAACAGAATTAATTATTCGTCGCAAGAATGATGAATTTCGTCAAAAGTTAGCGGTAATGAAATGAAAAATCAAGTAAAAACAATTAATCATCTTGGACAAATAGTTTATCAAGAGTCAGTCGAATTTTATAAAGAAAAACTCTCAGTTCACTCAAAAGATTTTCTTCAAAATTCGCTCATCCCTCAGCTTTATGAATGGTCAAATGCTTATAAAGCAGCGGTTGAGCTGACAAAATAAAAAAGCCCGCACTGGTAATGCGGACTAAGACGTGATACATCTTTATATATTTTTATATCTAGATTATATCACGTTTCAACAAAAATAAGAAACGGAGAATTTAAAAATGGCAAATGAATTAGGAATCTTTAGTGTTGATAATTTAAATATGACCACAATTAAGCAATATTTAGATGGTGGTGGCAAAGCAAGTGATGAGGAACTTGTTTTACTTATTAATCTTTGCAAACAAAACAACATGAATCCATTTATGAAAGAAGTTTATTTCATCAAATATGGTAATCAACCAGCTCAAATCGTTGTATCTCGTGATTTTTATAGAAAACGAGCTTTCCAAAATCCAAACTTTGCAGGAGTCGAAGTTGGTGTAATTGTTCTAAATAAAGATGGGGTTATTGAACATAACGAAGGAACATTCAAAACTCATGATCAAGAATTAGTTGGTGCATGGGCTAGAGTTCATTTAAAAAATACAGAAATTCCAGTATATGTTGCAGTTTCTTATGATGAATACGTTCAAATGAAAGATGGACACCCTAATAAGATGTGGACTAATAAACCATGTACAATGCTTGGAAAAGTAGCTGAAAGCCAAGCGCTGAGAATGGCATTTCCTGCCGAGTTTTCAGGGACTTATGGCGAAGAAGAGTATCCTGAGCCAGAAAAAGAACTTCGTGAAGTGAATGGGGTAAAAGAACCTGACCGTGCACAAATCGAATCTTTTGATAAGGAAGACTACGCAGCAAAGAAGATTGAAGAGTTGAAAGAAAAAGCTCAACCTCAAAAAGAAGTTGTTGAAGAAACTGGCGAAGTTATTGATGAAGAGCCTTTGGAGGGATTCTAAAATGAGTGAAGTTATTGAAAACCAAGAAGTAAAAGATATTCAAATTGAGTTTAAGCCTGCTGCTATCAATATTCTTGAAGAAGAAAAATTCAAAGAATCTATCAATCGAGTCGTTGCAGAATATACCGGCCACGTTCCAAGTGTAGAAAATTTAACGGTTGATAGAAAAACTCGGGCGAGCTTGAATAAACTAATTGATAAGATTGAAACAAGACGTAAAGAGATTAAAAAATCAATTAATGTCCCTTACGCAGAGTTTGAAGTTTGGTACAAAAAAGCGATTGCTCCAATGGAAAAAGTCATTGAAACAATTGATGCAGGAATCAAAAAAATTGAAGCTGAGCAAAAAGAATCAAGAAAAAAAGTTGTTCATGAATTATTGGTTGAACTGACAACAGACACAGAAGTAGATTCACGAATCTTTGAAAACTTTGTTGATGATTGGGCCAAAGCATCAAACTTTAATGATATTAAGCCTAAAAAACAGCTTATTGATTCTATTACTTATGTCATTGATGGTGAAAAGCAAAAGATTGCTGAATACAAATCTGCAAAACAAAGTATTTCAGACTTTTGTTTCGGAAACAATATAACTAGTACACCGTATATTAGAATGCTTGATAGTGGAAAAACTGTCAGTGAAATAATGGCAGTAATTACCGAAGATGTTCTTTTTGAGAAGCAACGTAAAGAAGCTGAGGAAAAGCGAAAAGAGGCTGAAAAGCAGAGACAAGCTGAACTTGAAAAACAACAGCAAGAATACGAAACAAGAAAACTCGAAGAATCATTTAATGCTCTGCCCTCTCATGTTGGCCAAGAAAACGCAATAGCATTATCTCAACCAGAAGTAGTTGAACATGTTAAAGAAGAATTTGATAAAAAAGCTTCTCAATCACATTCTGAACTACCATATAAAGAACCAGAACAAATATATCATGCGGTAATTCTAGTAGAATTTGATATTAAATTTGGAGATATCGAAGCTAAAGACGAATGGAAAAAAGACATCGAAAAAAGTGGTGGCCGAATCAAAGAAGTGCCAGTATGGGAAAAAATTAAAAACATTTAATCTATGAGCAAACTGCAGTCCTCACTAATCCTGAGCAGTAGAATTAGAAATGATTCAACTTTAGCAAAGCCACCTTGGGCGGTGGTTTCGTATTTAGTCAAAGCTGGAGGGTGGCGGAACGAGCCGTAAAGTCAATGAGTATTTAGTGTTTACACATAACCACTCATCGCCAGCTTTTAATTTGAAATATAAAACTTGAAATAAATATAGAAGAAAGGAGAAAAATGCAAAGTATTAAGCGAAAAAAAGCAGCAAATAACTTCACGATTTTGAGCAATGAGTTTTTACGTGATGAAAACCTTTCTCTTAAAGCAAAAGGCTTGCTTGCTTATATATTAAGTCTTCCTGACGATTGGAAAATATATTTTGAAGAAATCGAGAAACATCATAGAGATGGGAAAGCTTCACTTAGAAGTGCTTGGAAAGAGCTTGAATCTAATGGATATGCAAGAACCTTGCGCAAAACTGACCCAGAAACTAAAGCTGTTAAAGAGTGGTACAAGGAAGTTTCTGATTTCAAAAAGCCAGATTCCGATTTCCCAGATGTGGCTTTTCCAGATCTGGCTTTCCCAGATGTGGGAAATCAGCAGCTACTAAATACTAATATACAAAACACAGAAAAACAAAATACTGATAATAAAAAAACTACTACTCTCTCTGATGAAAATAGTGGTCTTTCCCAAAAGCTTTCTGACATTTATCAAGAAAATTTTGGAATGGCAAGTTCTCTTATTATAGAAAATATCAAATATGACTTAGAGGATTTTGGATTTGATTTAGTTAAAGAAGCAATGACAAGGGCTGCTTTAGATAAAAAAAGTTATCGTACAGTACAAAATATTTTAAAAGATTGGCAACGTAAAGGAGTTAAGACTCTACAAGATGTCGAAGCTGATGATGTTAATTTTAGAAATCGTAATCAAAAAAGTTACTTTAATACTGCTAAAAAAGTTGTCAAATCTGCTCCTAACTGGTCTAATCAAAGATTTGAAAAAGACGAAGAAACACTGACAGCGGAAGAATTCGAGGAATATTTGAATGGCTTGGACTCTTAAAAAACGTGCCCTTGATGATGGGCTATCAGAATATTACCGTAGCTTTATTCCTGGGATTACCCATAAACAATACTGCAGATATGTTGAAAAAGCTTATGAAGAGGAAATAGTATTAAGTCCTATCACTTTTATCGCAATAGTTAAAGGTATTGACAATGAAAAAGCAACCGAAATATTTTTTGAAAAAAATAAAGAACTGACAGATTCAGGAATAATTCCTGCAATTGCTAGATTTGGAGAAGCGAGTGAAGTTTGAATTTGAATTGGATAAAATGCCAACTACTCAGCAGCAAAAAGGCATTAAAAAAGGGAATGGTATACTTCAATTCTATGACCGTAGAGGAACAAACAACTACAGCCTTAAAGCTCAACTCATGAAAAATAAACCGAAAAAGTGCTTTGAAAAAAACGTTCCTTTGAAGCTATCCGTTACTTTTTTCTACGCTATCAAGCAAAAAAAGCGTTGGTGGCAATGGAAAACAAGCAGACCTGACTTAGACAATCTTATGAAGAACTTACAAGATTATATGACTAAGTTGCGTTATTACAGTGACGACAGCCAGATTGTATGGCTTGAAGCTAAAAAGGTTAATGACGAGAAAAACAGAATAGAAATTGAAATTACAGAGGTGTAAATAAATGGTCGAAAAAACATATGATTTAAAAAATGAAATTGAAGCACGAGAACTTTTTGACTTACAAGCTGAAAAAATTAAGAATCTCAAAAAAGAGCTTGACGATTGTATCCAAACGTTGATTGAAGCGAGCGCAGCAGCAAATATCACTCAAGATATTGTTGTTGGAAACCTTGTAGACAGAAAACTTGCAGACCTCGCTAAAACTCATAAACTTGCAGTTGATTACATTGAAAAAGTAACTGGGAAGAACATTGATGTTGTACTAGCTGAAAATGCTGCTTTAGAAGAAGATGAAGGAGATTTATGATTAAAACAAATTTTATCACTTTGAAAAAGCTGCATGGATTGGCAAGACATAATAATTTAAACGTTAACCACAAAGAATTGTATGTGAAAATCAGCGGTCGAACTAAGCACAATCACGAACTTTCTCAGCTTTACTTAGATATTTGCAATAAATACAACCATTCAAAGCAAATGAAGTGGGGAGAATTATACAAAATACTTAAAGAATTGACCAAAGATAAACAAATAGAACTGTAATAGCTCTAATTCATGAAAATTACGGTTACATTGAGCGCTTAAACTGTTTCGTGGATAATTTATCACGAACTAGACAAAAGCGCTTAGAAGCTAAAATATGAGGTAGTAATATGTTCAGTAAAAATGAAATAAGGCGTGGAGATAAAATATGCTTCCGCGACACAAAATTCTTAAAAGTTATCGAAGTTACTGACAAATACATAACGGTTGAAAAAGACCAGTTCACTAAAAAATCAGTTAAGCGTGATGATTTTAGAATTGTAAAAATAAATGGAAGATACCATGCATGTGAACTCTTTGACAGAGTTGTGAAGTGAGGGATGAGATGAAGTGTAAAAAATGCGGTAACAAAATAGATTGTGATTGTATGGGATGCCATGAGTGCCATCCAGAATATACTTGTGAAACGTGTGGATTATGCCATATTGATGGATGGGAAGCTGGGGCATGCTGGAGTTTAGCCAATGACCCTGATTATGACCCATTTGACATTTAAAGGAGCAGCTAGATGAAACTAAGCGAATTTGAAGCAGTAGGAAGGGCAAAGATTTTTACTGGTGAGATGAGAGTTTATAAAGATATGTCCGAATTTAACGAATATATCGAAGAAGTTGACGTATTCACAGCCGAACAAATGCAAGAGTACGCAAAAGAATGCGTTAAAGCTGCTTTAAAGGAATATGTGGGACCATACTCTGAGAAAAAAGCCAATAGCATTATTTCAAAAGTTGTGAAATAGAGGAGGACACGAAAAATGACTAAGTTTGAAAAAGAATTTAAAGCATTAACTAGTTGGGACTGGGTAAATGTTGATTTAATTCAGAAGATATTAACAAAGTTCGGTAACTGGCACTCAGACGAAGAGTTTCAGGATATGAAAGCAATTGGAGGGAGTTTCGCTCTAGCAAATCAAAATCTTATTGATGACAATAAAAAGTTAGTGAAAGAAATTTCTGATTTAAAATCCCAACTCCAACAGCAAGCCCTGCCAGTCGTGCCTGATTTCATTGGTAAGTTAATCAATACCTTTGGCGCCCCTGAAGATGGCAAGCATATTAACTATTCAGCAAGCTATCTTGAAATTCAAAAGGAATTAGATTGGATTGATAATCATCAAAAAACGTGGTTAACTGCTCTGCTCATTGGTTTCAGGGTCGAAAAACCGCAGCTGTTCTATTTGAGAGATGAGTTAACCGGACAATTCCTTGCAAAGGATAATCGGTTTAAAGACAAGGATAGATACTTTTTTTGGACTGGAGAAGACCCACTTACGCATTCTATTGGCACAGCGTGGAAATTATCATTCACCCAGCAAGAAATCGACAGCATGCAAACTGGGAGCTATGAGCTTGTGCCTGTGGAGGAAGGAAAATGAAAAGAAAATTTAAAAAGCTGAACGAAAATGCGACTATTCCAGAACGAGCGACAGAACATAGCGCAGGATATGACATTTCAGCAAGTGAAACAGTTACGATTCAACCTGATGAAATTAAAATGGTAAGCACTGGGCTAGCTGTTCAACTTGGAGATGATGAAGTATTGAAATTATACGACCGTTCAAGTAATCCAGTTAAGCGTGGCATTGCATTGATTAATTCAGTAGGAATTATCGATTCAGATTACTATCCGCAAGAATTTAAAGGCTTATTTATGAACATCTCAAAAGAGCCTGTAACCATTTCTAAAGGTCAAAGAATTATGCAAGGGGTATTTGTCAAATACCTTACAACAGACGATGACAACGCAAATGGAAAGCGTACAGGCGGTTTCGGTAGCACTGGGGAGGCGTGAGAATGACAACAGAGGAAATAGTACAAAACTACCAAATAAAGTTGTTAAAGATTATATTCAAAGAAATTGATAATCTGATGACGAAAAAAGAAAATGCGGATAGTAACGCACATAAACTTGCTGAAAATGGGAAATCTGTGAGAACATCAGCATATTGGAAATCAGTAGGAAATGCAGAGTTTTACATTAAAGAGATTTACCAAAAGTTGAGCACTTTAGCAGAAATTGATAGGCTTTTCCATTGGTCGGATCATTTACATCAAGAACAATTAAAATTTGTTAGTAAATATCCAAAAGTTATGGAAAAATACAGACAAACTAATATCGCTGGTCAATGACTGGTGGGGAGGGATTGAATGAATAATGAATTGCAAGAATTATTAATACGAATCATAAAAGCAGCAATGATTGCTATTCCAATTTGGGGACTTATTATCATGGCTTTTATCATATTCATTTTCAAAAATGATATTAAAAAATGGTGGAGGAATAGAAAATGAAACTAATGTGTAAGCTGTTCGGGCATAAGTGGGAACCATTGCCATTTACAATGACTAGAGATTACTGTGAGAGATGTTTTATCGAAAAAGAAAATCCTCACGGTTGTATTACTGGCAATTTCAACCGTTCAGACCTTGACGAGTCAGAGAACGTGTTCGGGGAGAAATGATGACAGAATACGCAAATCCGATAGTAAATGCTGCTGTCAAACTTGGTATGAATAAGAAAGAAGCTCTTTTAATGGCTGATAATACTGCAGAAATTGATTTTGAAGCCATTAGAAAACTTAATAAATCAGTTGAATATTTTCAAAGCGGACAGTTTCAAAAAGACTATGAAGCTGAAAATGGCTTGATAAACACATGGATTGAGGTGGAGAATGGTTAGAAACGATATTAATTATATGAATTCCGAAATCGGAAGAGTAGAACTATCAGCACAATTTAAGCTTAAACAAATACATGATATTACAAACAGTCTTTTGAATAATGAAAATAGCAATAACAAGCCAATGAAATCCGATTTTTCTATTGGTTATATGGTGGCCATAATTAATGTTATTGATTATTTATCAAATGATGAAGATAAACATATGGATTGAACGCAAAAAAAGCCCAGTTTAGGGCATTCTTATATTATTCTGCAATTAAATCAGATATTTCAATTTGTCCTTCAGGATACTCAAATATATTTCCGTTCAGTACAAAGTTATTTTTACACTTAGGACAAGTAGCAGGATAGTCTGTGACGGTATATTGATATTCTGTTCCCATTGGTCTTGTATTATCATAATCTGATAAAAAATCATTGGTTGATAAGGGAATCGAAATGATATTTTTACAGCTTGGGCAAGAAGTAGAATGTTTGAAATTTACAGGCATATGTTTTCTCCGAATTCTTTTATAGGTAGTAATATATTATTACAAAAAATAACAATTGTCAATTTGTTCTTATATCACATTTAGCAATATTCAAAGGATATAGCGTTAAATTCGTTGTAATGGAAAATAATTTAGATGATGTTATAAGTTTTGGGGAAAAATGCTTTCACATCAAAGATACTGGAACGGGCGAAGTAATATCTTTAAACGTGATGATTACCTTGTATTTTAGAAGAATAGATGAGTAAAAAAACAGTGTTTTAATAAAAATAAAAAGACACCTGTCAAACCTTTAGTGATAGAGGTTAACAGATATAAAGACACTTTCCGATTATATTATATATTTACTAATTAAAGAAAGAGAAATATTTAAATGAAATCAAGTTGGAAAAAGCAGAGACAGACTACAAAAAAACGTCAAATTAAATGGTTGAGGATTAAGCATAGGTTAATTAAGAGGTATGCTCCAAATATTGAGGCTTTCATCAAACTTTTCGATGATGTCAGAAGAGCTGTATCAAACATATCAATGGCTATAGGAAAAGCTTTTATAAATATTGGAAAAAGCTTATGTCCATCAAATGCAACAGTTCTAGCTATCGATGTACCGCCTATTGGATTCGGTGCAGATATAAAATGCTACGTTGAAGATATACCAGGAGGTAGGTCATGATTAAGGAATTACATATTATCTTTCATCCAGAAAATGAGTATCCTTACTCAATAGCAGGTTGGAATGAAGATGGTACTGACTTTACAGGTTCGGCTGCTGAACTAGGACTGGCAACCTTACAATGCGCTACAGCAATCTTTGAAGGATTGTATCAAGATTATAAGGAGACTAAAAGATGAAAATAGTTTATAAGATACTAATTGTTCTAATAGTAATTACTGTAGGATTTGGATTATCTCTAGTAACCTATCATCTCTTTGGGTACGACAAGATAATGAGCTTTTGGCAGTACATCTTACTTCGGAGTAAATAAAAAAAGCCCAAGCTGACCAAGCTTGAGCGAAATACTGAAGATTACTTCGATTTTTATTTTTAGTCATTAACATTATAGCACACATAACAATAATTCATACCAAAATAAAAATGCCCGAATTGACCAAGTTCGAGCTTAATAGAACAATGTTTCATGGATAATTTTTATGGTCTAACAAATTATATCATACTGAGCTAGGAACTCGCTAAACTCAACTGGAGGAGAAAATATTTAAAAAATCAGGAGAAATTATTGGTAATGCCTTTGTGTGGCTGCTATTTATAGCAATTTGCTTAATATTTTTAGGGTTATTACTCCGAATATTGCGCTTTATATGGTTTGGGTACTAAAAAACTCCACACTTGGTCAGTAGTATGGAGCAACTAATTATCAACTTAGTTCGTGTAATATATTTGACCAATGTATATTATACACTATTAAACAAAAAAAGCCCACTGCAATGGGCTTCGGCAAGAAGTTTTCTAACTTAATTATACCACAAAAGGAGAATTTGATTAATGGCAGATAAGTTAGATAGAATTATTGGAGATTACGTTAATGGCAGACTTGAAGCCAGAATAAAATCAATTGAAAGCAGATATCTTTATAAGCAAAAAGTAGATAACTTAGGCATTCGTACGGCTTATTCTGGTGGTTCTGAACAGTTAAGTCATGTTATAAATCAAGAAAAGCTTGAGAGTGACGAAGAATACCTTAAACTTAAGGAGCAGCTAGAGATATTAGACTTCTGGTTTAAGCCTTTGATACCAGATGAAAAAAGGGTTATTGAACTAAAATATAGTGGATATGCTGGCTTGTACTGGTACCAAGTAATGCAATATTTAGATATCGAAGGAATTGAAGATATTAGATTGAAAAAAGCTAAGACGATATTCTACAAATTTAGAAATGATATTTACCGACAAATGCAACACTGTTTTTAGGGCATATTTTTGGACAAAAAATGGCATGAAATTGCCTAAAATTGGCACCTCAACCCTTGTTTTTGCTGATATACTTGTATTATGAAGTAAAAGGCAAAAGCACAAAATATCATAAGTATCGGTTTGAATTTGCTTCATAAGCTTGTTAGGGTTCGACTCCCTGACTTGCTATTATATTTTATTACAGGTTGTCCACTGGGCAGCCTTTTATTGTTGGAAAGGAGATTAAATGCCAGTATTAGAAAATGCAAGACACGAAAAATTTGTTCAATGCCTAATTTCTGGCATGAGCCAACGAAAAGCATACAGAGAAGCATTTAAGCAATCATCAAAGTGGAAAGACTCAACTGTAGATGTAAAAGCAAGCGAACTTTTTGGTAAGGTTTTGGTAAGGTATAAAGAACTTCAAGAAGAAGCTCAAGATGCTGCGATTATGACTCGTAAAGAGCGAATGGTCACTCTATCAGAGATAGCTAAAAATGCCGAAAAAGAAGCTGACATGATTAAGGCAATTGACACTCTTAATAAAATGGATGGCGATTATACAAGCAAAGTTGAATTATCTGGTTCAGTCAAAACCAATCCTTTTGTAGACTTATCGACAGAAGAACTTAGAAAGTTGGCAAATTTATAGCTATAAAGCTACCACGTACTACTTAAATGTGTTATAATATATTTGAGGTGATAACATGGAAAAGTGGAAAGATGTTGCAGGCTATGAGGGATTGTACCAAGTCAGTAATTTAGGTAGAATAAAAAGCGTAGAAAGGTATCGAGACAATCACGGAAAACCGCAAATCATTCATGAAAAAATTAAAAATACGAGAACGAAAAACAGCGGATATTTAATAACAGATTTGTATAAAAATAATAAACGAAAATCCGTTATGATTCATCGTGTTGTCGCAAGTGCATTTTTGCCTGTTGAAGAAAGAAAAGAAACGGTTAATCACAAAGACGGCAATAAATTTAATAATAATGTTGAAAATTTAGAATGGAGTTCTTTCTCTGAACAAAACAAGCATTTTTACAAAAAAGGATTAAAATCAAAAGAAAATATAAAAAAAGCAGTAAAAGCAATGAACGAAAAGAGTGCAAGGAAAATATTGTGTGTAGAAACAAACGAAATTTTTGATTCACTTTCAGATGCTAGTTTATATAGCAAGGGAGACAGAAAAGGCGTGCCTTTGATTGTAAGGAGTGCCAAAACAAAAACAACTACTGCATATGGGTATCATTGGAACTATGTAGATTAGAAAGGAGGTGATGGAGTGCAAATTAATGAGACAATAGTTAAAGGAGCAAAGATTGAACTTGCAAAACGCAGATTCTTTTTTTATTGCAATTTAATCATGCCTAAATTTTACGAGGTGCACCGCGAATATTTAGTTCGCCTATGTAATGAGTTGCAAAAATTCTTAAACGATGACGAACATGACGTTCTGATTATTAATTTGCCTCCGTAGCTTAGACATGGGAAATCTCTCACGCTTGGTAAATTTGTAGAGTGGGTGCTTGGTAATGACCACACGAAGAAAATTATGACTGGTTCATATAACGAAATTCTATCAACAGTTTTCTCTAAAAATGTTCGTAATACACTTCAAGAAGAAAAAGCAGATGAAAACAAAATCGTTTACTCTGATATTTTCGATGCTGCGATTAAGTATGGAGATGCTGCGAAAAACCTTTGGAGCTTGTCGGACGGTTATAACAACTATCTGGCAACCTCTCCAACAGGGACTGCAACAGGTTTCGGTGCTGACATTATTATCATTGATGATGTTATCAAGAATGCTGAGGAAGCTAACAATGCGACAGTCTTAGAGAAACACTGGGACTGGTTTGTAAACACTATGCTTTCACGTTTGGAATCAGGCGGAAAGATTATTATCAATATGACTCGTTGGCATAGTGAAGATTTGGCCGGACGTGCTTTGCGTGAATTGCCTAAGAATGGCTATCGAGTAAAGCATATTAATTTCAAAGCTTTCAACGAACAAACGAATGAAATGCTTTGTGATGACGTTCTGACTCTTGAAGATTATAAGCGCAAGGTAAAAACAATGGGTGCTGATATTGCCAGCGCCAACTACCAACAAGAGCCGATTGATGTCAAAGGTCGATTATATAGTGAGTTCCAAACCTACAATGCTCGTTCAGAGTACAAAAAGATTTGGAACTATTGCGATACTGCAGACACCGGGAAAGACTATCTCTGTTCGATTGTGTGGGGTGAGACCTCAGACGGCTTTGCGGATGTGCTAGACATTATTTACACTCAAAAGCCGATGGAATACACAGAAAACGCAGTGGCCAATCAATTAATTAATAACAGAGTAAATACATCAAGAATCGAGCGTAACAATGGCGGTCGGTCTTTTGCTCGTTCTGTCAGAGATAAGATTCAAGGTAAAGTTGCTTGTGCTGTAGAAGATTTCTTCCAAGGAAATAATAAAGAAGCTCGGATTTATTCCAATAGTTATTGGATAGAGCAGCACGTTCGATTTCCCAATGACTGGAGAACTCGTTTCCCTGAATACTATCAAGCAATGACAACTTATCAGCGTGAAGGTAAAAATAAACATGATGATGCGCCAGATGCAACAACGGGAATTGCTGAGACAATGACAACTCGTAAAGCAAAACTAAAATCTTTCAAAGGAGGATTCTAATTGAAATACAAACCACCTAAATTAATGACATTTCCAAAAGACGAACCAATCACAGTTGAAGTGCTTACCAAGTTCATGGAAAAACATAAATTAGAAGTTGCTCGGTATGAGTACTTAAAAAATATGTATCGTGGGATCATGTCGATTGATGATGAGCCAACAAAAGACCCTTGGAAACCAGATAATCGTTTAACTGTTAACTTCACTAAATATATTGTTGATACTTTCACAGGTTACTTTAATGGGATTCCAGTTAAAAAGTCTCATTCAGATAAAGAAATACTTTCTAAACTACAAGAATTTGATAATCTGAATGACATGGAAGATGAAGAGTCAGAGCTTGCAAAGATGGCTTGCATTTATGGTCGAGCTTTTGAACTCTTATATCAAAACGAAGAGACTCAAACGAACGTTATTTATAACACTCCTGAAAATATGTTCATGGTTTATGATGACACGATTAAACAAGAACCATTGTTTGCGGTGCGTTATGGTTATGATGATGACTATAAATTATATGGTGAAGTTTATACCAAAGAAACAACCTATGCTTTAAATGGAACCATGGGCTTTTACAACATGACTGAACAAGCGCCGAATCCTTTTGATGATTTGCCCGTTGTAGAGTTCTATTTCAACGAAGAACGAATGAGTATTTTTGAATCTGTTATTTCATTAGTCAACGCTTTTAACAAAGCTATTAGTGAAAAAGCAAATGACGTTGAGTATTTTAGTGATCAGTACTTGGCATTCTTAGGTGCTGCAGTTGAAGAAGAGGACTTGAAAAACATTCGTAGTAACCGTGTTATTAATTACTATGGCGAGGGCTCCGAAGCGAAAAATGTGGATGTTAAATTCTTAGAAAAGCCTGATAGTGATTCTCAAACAGAAAATCTATTGGACCGACTGACTAAATTAATCTTCCAAACAACAATGGTTGCGAATATCTCTGATGAATCTTTCGGGTCATCAAGTGGTGTCTCGTTAGCTTACAAACTTCAAGCAATGAGTAACTTAGCTTTGTCATTTCAACGCAAGTTCCAATCTTCTTTGAATAGTCGATACAAACTATATTGTGAGTTAAGTACGAACGTTTCAAACAAGGAAGCTTGGAAAGATATTGAGTACACTTTTACTCGTAATGAGCCTAAAGATATTAAAGAGCAAGCTGAAACTGCTAATATTCTTATGGGAATCACTAGCCAAGAAACTGCTTTAAGTGTCATCTCTGTTATCCCAGATGTCCAAGCTGAAATGGAGAAAATTAAAAAAGAAGATTCTTCTACAGCTATCTTTGACAAGGATAAGCAACCTAGTGAGAATGAAACAGATACAGTAGTTCCTGAAACGAACGAGGAGTAACCTATGAATTCATCTGATTATTGGCGTAAACGTGAAGAAAAGTGGCAGGAAGAACAACTTAAGAATGATAAAAAATATTTAAAAGTTATAATGGATAAGCTATTTGAAGCTCAAGAAGCCATTCAAAAAGAAATCAATGCCAACTGGCAGAACTTTGCGAATGGGCAAGGGATTTCTATCAGTGAAGCCATGAAACGTGCGGATAAAATGGATGTCAAAGCATTTGCCAATAAAGCTAAGAAATACGTAGAAGAAAAAGACTTTTCGCACCAAGCAAATCAAGTGTTGAAACTTTATAACTTGACCATGAGAGTGAATCGTTTAGAACTCCTGAAAGCAAATATTGGTCTGGAGCTTATTTCTGTATTTGACGATTTGGACAAATATTTCTCAAAGAATTTGACTGGTGCAGCTCTCACAGAATTTGAAAGACAAGCCGGAATTCTTGGTTTAAGCGTTCCAAAGAAAGGCTATAACAGTTTAGTTGAATCAGTTCTTAATGGAAGTTATAAGGTCGAAGGATTTGCCAGTTTCTCTGACAAACTTTGGCAATATCAATTTGAATTGAAAGCTGATATTGAAAAACTTCTCATTCGTTCAGTAACTGGCGGAATCAATCCGAAAGCACTAGCCCCACAACTAAAAAGGCTAATGACAGAAAAGGGAAAGCTAAATGCCACTTACAACGCCCAACGATTGCTAGTTTCAGAAACAACGAGAATTCAAACAGCTATTCAAGAAGAAAGCTATAAAAAAGCTGATATTGAAGAGTATGAGTATATTGCTGAACCGTCAGCTTGTCCTATCTGTGGAGCATTGAATGGTAAAATTTTCAAGCTTAAAGATATGTCGCCTGGTATTAATGCGCCAAACATGCATCCGTTTTGTAGATGTAGCACAGCACCGCATGTTGATGATAAAGGTTTCTGGGATAATTTACTTGATAGGAAAGTAATCAGTCAAGATGAGTACAAGCAAGCTTTTGATGACAGGACAGAAGCTGACAAAGCGATTGAAGAATTGAGAAATAAAAGAAAAAACAACTAAGCGTTTGTCACTGACAGGCGCTTTTCTTACGCTCAAAGGAGGGCAGAATTATGAAACCAAATGAACAAGTTATCAAGGAGCTAATCGCAGAACGTGATGAATTGCAAGATAAGCTTTCTAAGTTAAGAAAGTTCACAAATTCCGAAACATTCTATGAAAAAGTTAGTCTATCTCAAGCTAGAGGGCTTAATATGCAAGAGAAAGCCATGGATGAATATATCACTGCCCTTAATATTCGCATAGGAGATTTAACAAAATGAAATTTGAAGAAGTATTACCGCTTATTAAAGAAGGTAAAAAAGCCTTGCGTACTGGTTGGAATGGTCGCGGAATGTTTGTTGTAAGACAAAAAGGATATCCTCAAGGAATTAACTGCAATAAACAGACTGCTGATGCCTGGGGTTTGAATGAAGGTGATTTATTTATCGTTCATCCATATTTACAAATCAAAAACTCTGACGGAACACACGCAATGTGGGTGCCAAGCATTGGTGATATCTTTGCTGAAGATTGGCAAATTGTAGAAAAATAAACTTTTAAACCTTTGGTATTCCATGGGTTTTTCTTATGTCCGTTTCCGAACGTTGTGGACACTAAATAAAACACGAGAAAATCAGACTCCCAAGTCTTTAAATGCGAGTAGGAGGAACCAGAAATGGAACAAACAGAACTTTTACCCCTTAATTTGCAACTGTTCGCAGAAGAAGCAGTCGATGAGACGTCTGAAGCTGGTTCAGAAACTGAAACAGAAACGAATGAAGAAGAGCAACAAGAACAATCAACTGACAGCGACAAAATTGTCGAAAAGCTTCAAAAACGAATTGGTAAAGAGCAGGCTGAAAAAAATGAAACAAAAACACAGCTTGACCAAGCGCTGGCTCGTATTGAAGAACTTGAAAAAGGTGGCAAAAAGTCAGTTAAAGAAAAATCTGACGAAGAAAAAGCTGCCGAACTTCAAAAAGCTAAAGACGATGAAATCGCAAGCCTTAAAGCACAAATCAAAATTTCAAACATTACCAGTCAAGCTGATGAAGTGTTGAAAGAAAGTGGAATTGCTTTAAGTGCTGCTGAATTAGGATTGTTAGTTGATGTTGATGAAGAAAAAACTTACAGCAATGTAAAAACTTTCCTCAATTTACTTGATAATCAACGCTCACAGTGGGAAAAAGCACGAAACACAGGAACAACGCCTAAACTTGTTCCAGGTAACACTGATGTCGATGTTTTTAAACAAGCGGCAGCTAAATATTAAAATAGGAGATCTAAATTATGGCAATTAAATATTTCACAAAACAATACGCTGGTATGTTACCAGACCTTTTCGCAAAAAAATCAGCTTTCTTGCGTGCTTTTGGTGGAGTTCTTCAAGTAAAAGATGGTGTCACTGAAAATGATACTTTTATGGAACTCAAAGTAAGCGACACTGATGTAGTTATCCAAGCATATTCAACTGATGCAAATGTTGGTTTTGGATCTGGAACAGGTAATACTTCACGCTTTGGTCAACGTAAAGAAGTTAAGTCAGTCAACAAACAAGTGAGTTACGATGCTCCTTTGGCAATTAATGAAGGAATTGATGATTTCACAGTCAACGATATCAAAGACCAAGTTGTAGCAGAACGTTTAGCACTCCATGGTGTGGCATGGGCCCAACATGTCGATAAATTGCTTGGTAAACTCTTATCAGATAGTGCCAGCGAAACGTTGACTGTAAAACTTGATGAAGATTCCGTGACTAAATTGTTCTCAGATGCTCATAAGAAATTTGTAAATAACAACGTTTCTACAGCCGTGCCTTGGGTTGCTTATGTTAATGCTGATATCTATGACTTGCTTATTGACTCTAAACTTGCAACAACTGCTAAAAATTCAAGTGCAAACGTTGATGAACAAACACTTTATAAATTTAAAGGTTTTATTTTATCTGAACTTCCTGATGAAAAATTCCAACTTAATGAAGGAGCTTACTTTGCTGCTGATAATGTTGGTGTAGCTGGTGTCGGAATTCAAGTGACTCGTGCAATGGATTCAGAAGACTTTGCAGGAACAGCACTTCAAGCCGCTGCAAAATATGGTAAATACTTGCCAGAGAAGAATAAAAAAGCAATTCTTAAAGCCACAGTAACAAAGTAATTGCCCCTAAGAGCGTAACGTTAAATAAAACAACGTTATCGCTTGCAGTTGGGGCAAACGAAACATTGACAGCAACTGTCTTACCAGTAGATGCAGATGATAAAACAGTAACCTTTGCTTCAAGTGAACCTACAATTGCTACGGTAACACCGAAACAAGGGAATGTAGTTGGTAAAGCTGAAGGTAAAACGAAAATTACTGGAACAACAGCTAACGGATTAACTGTTACATGCGATGTTACCGTAACTTCTGTATAATAAGGAGTAATTTATGGCTATCACTGATGATTTAAAAAAGCTTTTGGGCGGTTCATCGGATGAGCGCTTGGAAGTAATCGAAAAACGCACTCGTGAACGTCTATTGCTTATTCTTGGTTCTGACATTGAAGAAGTACCGCCAGAACTCGAATATGTTGTTTTGGACGTTTCCTTGAAGCGTTTTAACCGTATCGGACAAGAAGGCATGCAGTCCTACTCACAAGAAGGATTAAGCATGACATTTTCAGAATCTGATTTTGATGAGTATGCTGATGAAATTGAATCGTGGCGAAAATCTAAAGAAACAGAAGGAAATAAAAAAATTGGGAGGTTCAGATTGTATTGAGATATTTAGATGAAGTTACTTTTATCAAAGAATCGCCTGACTCCCATTATGACCCTGATTTAGGCGAATGGGTTGAAAAGGAGCCTACCAGAACTGTTTTTAGTGCAAATATCACTGATATTGGAACTGACAGAAGTGTAGAAGTTTTTGGAGATATTAAAAAAGGGGCAAAAGTCATGCGAATGATGCCCCTTTTTACTATGCCAGAATATGATTACATTGAGTTTGATAATAAAAAGTGGGCTTTAATGACTTACCGCAATCCAAGTGAGCGAAACACTTTTATTTTGCAGGAGGTCAATCAATGAAATCTAGCTTATCTATAAAAGGGATTGACCAGCTTGTAAAGCATTTGGATAAAGCAGCTTCTTTAAAGGATGTTCAACAAGTTGTAAAGTCTAACACTTCAAATATGACAGCGAATATGCAGAAACTCGCTCCAGTTGATACCGGATATATGAAACGATCCATAAAAATGGAGTTGACAGAAGGTGGATTCAGCGGACAAGCTGGACCACACACAGATTATTCCGCATACGTTGAATACGGAACACGTTTTCAATCTGCTCAACCCTTTGTAAAGCCTGCTTATAATGAGCAAAAAGGTCTTTTCATTAAAGATTTAGAAAGGTTGCTGAAATGATTAAAACTCGAGACCAATCTATTTTTGACGAATTGTTCAAACGAATACAAGCTTTGGGTTATACCGTTTATGATTATAAGCAAATGAATGAAGTGAGATATCCATTTGTTGAATTGGAGAATACTCAAACCATTCATGAACCAAATAAAACGGATATCAAGGGGACAGTAAGTCTCTCATTATCTGTTTGGGGCTTACAGAAAAAGCGCAAAGAAGTGTCTGATATGGCAAGCAATATATTTAATCAAGCATTGAATATAAGTTACACAGAGGGCTATTCTTGGGCTTTGAATTTACAAGCAAGTACCATTCAAATGCTGGACGATACAACAACAAAAACACCGCTCAAAAGAGCGTTGATTAACTTAGAATTTAGACTAAGATAGGAGATTTAATATGGCAGAATTAATAGCCAAACAGGGTAAAGATATTATCTTGCTCTATCGTTTGCTTAGTAAAGCAACAAAAGAAGCCGCTTGGAAACTTGCATTCCAAACAGAACACTCGAATGAAAAAACTCGAGATTACAACACTACAGCTACCAAAGATGGGACAATAGGTTCTCTTGCAGCAATTGAATACAGTTTGTCTGCCACATCTATTGCAGCAAATGGTGACCCACATCTTGACGAAATGGACAAAGCGTTTGATGATGGAGAAATTATTGAAGTATGGGAAATTGATAAAGCTGAAAAAGGATCTGACGGAAAGTACAAAGCTAAATATCTTCGTGCTTATCTTACAAGTTTCTCTTATGAACCTAATTCAGAAGATGCGCTTGAATTGAGTTTAGAATTTGGAGTGTTTGGTAAACCTCAAAAGGGCCAAGCCACACTAACTGAAGAACAAGCTAATGTTGTTCAGTATGTCTTCAAAGATACTGTTGCGGGATAAAGCTGAAAATATTACTGGCTCTGCCTGGAGTACAGTTGTAGAAGTGACAATTTAAATACTATAAACAAAAGGCTAGAGATTCGCTCTAGTCTTTATTTTTTAAGGAGAAATCAAAATGGAATTAACAATTAATGCCAAACAGTATGTTTTTATCTTTGGTTACCGATTCATTAAGGAATTGAATAAAAAAAATGAAGTCACAGAGCGTGGGATGACTTTAAAAGCTGGCTTAGATAATGCTTTGATGAACTTCTTTAGCGGAGATATCGAAACACTTGTTGAAATGCTAAAAACTGCGAATGCAACAGAAAATCCTCGTGTCTCTGAGAAAGGGATAGTTGAATGGATTGAAGAAAATGGAGTTGATGCGCTTTTTGATTTAGTACTCGAAGAGTTAAAAAAGTCGGAATTTACCAAGAAGAAAACGTTGAACTTCGAGAAAGAAGTCAACAAAAATCTACAGTAACAGATTTTGACAAACTCTATGAACAAGTTCAGTTAAATTGTTTGCGTTATCTCGGAATTGCTAATCTAAGAGATATAGAGCGCATGACCATTTCGGAGTATGAATTAAGGCTGAAAGCTTATAGGCTAAAAAGACTTGATGAGCAAGAATCTATTTACCAACAAGCATGGGCAAATTGGCAAGTTCAATCAACTAAGCAACAAGGTAAGAAGCAAGTTCCAGTTTATTCGACCTTCAAGAAGTTTTTTGATAAAGAAAAATTTGAAAATGATATTTTAGGAATCGAAACTTCGGACAGTGCTTTTAAAAAGGACAAAAAACTAATTAACCTCATGAAAAAAGCAAATAAGTAAGAAAGGGGGAAAAACATGGAATCTTATAGTGTAGAAGCGGTTCTGAGTGCTGTTGATAAAAATTTCACCTCAACCATGAATAAAGCAGATAGTTCAATGGGAGGATTAGATAAAAGCTCACAAAATACAAATACTTCTATCCTAGATATTGCTAAGGGTGTTGGGGTTTTTAAACTTGTTGATTCTGCGGTAGGTTTGGTTAGAAATTCATTAGATGGTGCTATAGATCGATTTGATACTTTGAATAAGTATCCTGTTGTAATGCAGGCGCTTGGTTATTCTGCTTCTGATGTTGATAAATCAATGGCAAAACTGAATAAAGGAATTGATGGCTTACCTACTTCTCTTGATGAAATTGTATCCAATACTCAACAACTTGCTATATCCACAGGAAGCTTAACAAAAGGAACTGATACAGCTATTGCGTTAAACAATGCTTTTCTAGCTTCTGGTGCTTCAACTGCGGATGCAAGCCGAGGGATGCAACAATATGTTCAAATGTTATCTAAGGGATCTGTTGATATGCAATCGTGGCGAACACTTCAAGAAACAATGCCCGTTGCAATGGATAAAGTTGCTAAGTCTTTTAAAGACCAAGGTGTAAATTCGGTTAGTGAGCTATATGATGCTTTACAAAGTGGGAAAATTACATTCGATGACTTCAATAGTCGATTAATTAAATTGAATGACGGTGTTGGAGGCTTTGCGGAACTTGCTAAGAAAAATTCAGCAGGGATAAAAACCTCGTTCAAAAATGTAAAAACAGCAGTAGTGAAAGGTTTGGAGAATGTTTTATCTGCAATTGATAACGGAATGAAGAGCGCTGGTCTTGGTTCAATCGCTCAGAATTTTGACAAGTTAAAAACTGTAGTTAATCAAGTTTTTAGTGCAATTACAAAAGCTATTCCTCCAGTTATTAGTGTAATTGCAAGAATAATCGCTACATTTAAAACTCTGTTTGATTTTGTTAATCAAAATAAAGATTGGATTGGACCTTTAGTAGCTGGAATAACAGCTGGTGTGGCAGCATATAAACTATGGAAAGGCGCGATTACAGCGTGGAATACTGTTACTAAGATAGCTACTGCAGTTCAAGTGGCCTTTAATGCAGTTATGGATGCAAATCCAATCATGTTGATAGTTATTGCAATTGCTGCTGTTGTAGCAGGGTTAGTCTATTTCTTTACACAAACAAAAACAGGTCAGAAAATATGGTCAAATTTTGTAAAATTTCTAGGTTCTGCATGGCAATCTCTAGTTAAAATTTCCAAAGATGTTTGGGATAATATTACTAAAGCTTGGGACAGCGCAGTCAAATGGTTCACTGATACCTGGAACAACATCAAAAATGGAGCCAAGGGACTTTGGGATGGAACAATCCAAGGTGCCAAAAATGCCATTGATAGTGTTAAAAACGCTTGGAATGGCATCAAAGAGTGGTTCGCTAATCTTTGGAAAGGTACAACAAGCGGGTTAACCAGTGCTTGGGATAGCGTTACAACAACCTTAGCTCCATTTGTTGAGACAATCAAAACAATCTTTCAACCAATTCTTGATTTCTTTAGCGGATTATGGGGGCAAGTCAAAACTATCTTTGGTTCAGCTTGGGAGATTATTAAGACGGTTGTTATGGGACCAGTTTTGTTACTCATTGATTTAATCACTGGGGACTTTAACCAATTTAAAGAAGATTTTGGAATGCTTTGGCAAACACTAGCAACAGCGATTCAAACAATAGTCCAAACTTTTGTGAATATCGTAGTTGGATTTTACAATTCATTTTTCCAAACTGTAGTTAATATCTGGACAACAATTGTAAACACAATTCAAAGTCTTTGGGGTGCTTTCACAACATGGGTCGTTGATATGGCTAAGTCTATCGTTGACGGAATTGTTAATGGTTGGAATTCATTTAAGCAAGGTACCGTTGATTTATGGAACGCTACTATTCAATGGGTCAAGGATACATGGGCTTCATTTAAACAGTGGGTCGTTGATTCTGCCAATGCTATTGTGAACGGAGTCAAACAAGGTTGGGAAAACCTCAAACAAGGCACAATTGACTTGTGGAACGGAATGATTAACGGTCTCAAAGGAATTTGGGATGGTTTGAAACAAAGTGTTGGTGATCTGATTGATAATGTAAAAACGACATTTAACAATCTAAAAAATATAAACTTGCTAGATATTGGTAAAGCCATCATTGATGGACTTGTAAAAGGTCTGAAGAAAAAGTGGGAAGATGGGATGAAATTTATAAGTGGAATTGGAGATTGGATTCGTGAGCATAAAGGTCCAATTCGTGTCGACAGAAAACTTTTAATTCCCGCTGGTAATGCCATTATGAATGGTTTAAATTCTGGTTTAACTGGAGGTTTCCGTGATGTTCAATCCAATGTTTCAGGAATGGGCGACATGATTGCTAATGCAATTAATTCTGACTATTCTGTGGATATTGGGGCGAACGTTGCGGCAGCTAACCGCTCAATTAGTAGTCAAGTCTCTCATGATGTGAATCTTAACCAAGGAAAACAGCCGGCTTATGTAACCTTAAAACTCGGAAGCCAAGAATATAAGGCTTTTGTTGAAGATATTTCAGGAGTTCAAGGCTGGCAAAACGTCATGATGAATAAATTCTAGTCGGGAGGTAGAAATGTACAAGTTTAGAGATACGACAAAACAGAAGCATTATCGCAACCTTCCTTTTATTCCAACCAGCGCCATGAGTTATGATGGGACTTGGTTAGAAGAACTCATAGAAGGTTATCAGACTTTGACGGTTGAGGGGCGAGAAATGTATTCTCTCAGCTTTGAATCACAAGAAATGCAAGTGGGAGGAGTAATCACCAATGTGAAATATCCTCCTCGGGAGCTGACGATAAAATATAAGCTTGAGGATAGGGACCCTCGAGCTTTACAAGAAAAGTTTGATACTTTAAAAGCATTCTTGATTCGTCAAGAAGATGTTCCCATTATTTTTAATGATGATCTGGAATATACTTTTTATGGCCGTTTCCAAACTGCTGATACTGTCGCGGGAGATACTAATTCAATCATTTCAAGCTTTACTATCCTTTGTAGTGACCCATTTAAACACGGAAAAATTCAAAGTGTAAAAAATAAAGTGATTGAAGTTTTGCCTTATCCAGTGAAACCAGATAGGCTGTCATTTAAATTACTGACAGGGGGATTACTTGCGACTGATGGAAATTATCGCTTGAAATCATCACAGGCTAAAAAAGGCGACTTTTTGGAATTTGATTTCCAATCTGGCAATACTTTTATTAATGGAAAAGTAAACAATAATCTCTTAGACCTTGATTCTGATTTTAAAAATATCAGATTGACAACTGGAACAGATTTTTCAAGTTCAAACTATGAGTTAACGATTCAATATAGAAAGGCGGTGCTTTAGTGAGTAATATCTTATTTTTAGATAAGATGCAACAAGTTATCAAAAGTTATGATTCTGATGAGTTCATAGAATGTGTTCAGACAAAAGAAATCACAACTAACGCTTCTGAATTAATGAATGACACACTTTCAGTTTCTTTACCTTTTGATGAAACAATTAAAGATGCCAGCTATATTGCAGTCAATGATACGAAAGAACAAGAGTTTTCTTTATATCGAATTTTAACCGCAAAAGATGAAGATAATTTATTATCATCTGAAGCGATAAATTTTGCAGTCGATGAATTGGATAATTTTATCATTAAAGATATAAGACCTAAAAATAGGTCTTTTTCTTATGTGATTAACCAGCTTTTATCTGATTCAGATTGTGACTGGGTATTGGGTGTCTGTGAACCGATTAAAACAGTTTCCAGCACCTTCTACTATACTTCCATGCGTGAAGCTTTAAAAGCTCTACAAGAGTTAGGTGCAGAGTTTACCTTTTCAATTGAAATTACAGGAAATAAGATTACTAAAAAAATCATTAACTGCTATAACCAAATTGGGAAAATAACCAATAAGCGATTTGAATATGGCGATGAAGTTTTGAAAATTGTCCACCAACAAGACCGCACAAATATTGTCACTGCCCTAATTGGACGTGGGAAAGGTGAAGAAGTTGGGGACGGATATGGACGAAGACTTGAGTTTTCAGATGTCGAGTGGAGAAAGTCAAATGGTAAACCACTTGATAAGCCTAAAGGTCAAAATTGGATTGAATATCCAGAAATGACGAAAGAATATGGCATTCCCTCAAACGGAAAAATGTTACCACGTAAAACGGTTGTTGTCTTTGATGATGTGGAAGATGCAAGCGAACTTTTGCAAAAGACTTATGACCAACTGGCTTATTACTGCCGGCCGCTTGTTCAGTTTAGTACTGAGATATTGGGTAGTGATTCAATTGGAAATACTGTTTCAATCCACAGAGGAGACCGAAATTATCACTATCAGACAAGAGTCTTTAAAGTGGTTACTGATTATGTTAATGGTCGAGTACAAGCTAGTCTAGGAGATAATTTAAGCGGAAACTCAATTAATCGACAACTGTCACAAGTTCAAAGCAATATCTCTGACCTTGATAGCAACAAAATGACTTGGTATGACTCAACAGAGATTGGAAAATATCAAGATGATATTATGCGTGGTGCTGGTGCCAATGGTGGGTCAATTTATATGGTCAATGGGATTGAAGCGGGCGTTTCTCAATCAAGAGAAACTTATGAGCAAGTCTTTATGGATGGTCCAAAGATTCAAGATTCACAGTATTTCATGATTCAAAATAATGCTGGTATTTCTTTCAAGCAATGTAAAAAAGGGCAATGGACGACAATCCAAGATGTCCACAATGGAAAAAGTACTACTGCATGGACTTTAGACGGAACATTTAATGCTGCTTTCATTTCGGCTGGAATATTAGCAGGAGTTCTTATCCAAGGGGTTGTCATTAAGTCAATCGGAAGTAATTCTTTTTTTCAATCTGTATTATCTCATGGCGCTTTTTCGATTGAGCAATACAAAGAAACGAATAACGTTGATTATACAAAACCTGATTGGCAAAAAGATGTCCACGGTGGGAAAGTTGGAGAGTTCATCGGAACTTATGACGGGAACACAAGGAAGGCGAACGGATCAGCTTTAATTAATTACCCGGGTTATATCCTTTCGATTAACCAAGATAACGGAAATGGTTCTTCTACTCCGGTTTTCCAAGTTCCGTCTGATTCAACTTTTGATAACCCTAAGTTTAAATTATTCGGAGATGGAACGCTTCAGGGCGATATTAATATCAGGGGAAGTCTTACTGTTAATGGTGTTAAGATTGATAAAAACGGATTCTCTGGAGGATCACTTGAAGTTGATAGCCTTAAAGTTAATGGTAGAACTGATACTAAAGAACTTTATGTCAATGGGGTTAAGATTGATAAAAATGGTGGAAGCTCTGGCGGCGGAAATACAGGCTGGAATGGTCAATATCCACCAGAAGTCACAAGTGACCGTGATAAACGCTACTGGCAAATTTGGGCAATGGCAATTGGGGCTGGTTTCTCTAAACAAGCTGCGGCCGCATTACTCGGAAATGCACAGGGGGAATCTGATGCCAATCCAACGGCTGATGAGGGTGGCGGACGTCCTGGGTTTGGATATGGCGTGTGGCAATGGACGGATAGTTCAGGAGCTAGTCCAGGTCGAGTCTATATGATTAACCTCATGACACGAGCAGGAGTGACTGACAATCCTGACACAATCACAGCCCAATTCAAGCTCTTGATGTGGCATGCACAAAACGGCCAATGGATTGCGAAACGTTCTTATCCTTATTCTTGGACTCAATTCATGACATTGACCAATATCAATACTGCAACGCAAGCTTTTGTATCTAACTTTGAACGCCCCTTAAACGGACACCCTGAACGTAGTACTTGGGCCCAAGAATGGTATAACAAATTTGTTAATCTTGGAATCCCAAGCGGTGGCGGAGGTTATATTGCTCCAATTTCAAGTCCTATTACCGTAACAAGTGAAATGGGTTGGAGAACGAGTCCAATCACCGGAGCGCAAGAATTTCACAATGCTATGGACTTGGTTAATGGCAATCCAACAACTCCAATCTTAGCTTCTGGCGATGGTCAAGTTGTCCAAGCGGGAAGTAATTATTATGACTGGTATGGAAATTACACGGTCATCAAGCATGCGGATGGACTTTATACAGGGTATGCACATCAAAGCAGAATCGATGTTTCTGTGGGTCAAAATGTTAAAAAGGGCCAACAAATTGGACTTATGGGAGCGACTGGTCCAGTGACCGGACCACATTTGCACTTCCAATTTATGGACCAATATTGGCCATCATCAAGCGCTCACTTTAAGAATCCAAGGGATTATATCAAATTTTAGAAAGGGTCTATTATGACAGAATATTTTATAACACTGTCCACCACAGAGCCTAATAACAATATTGGCATTGTTAAGCTAAGACATGCGGATGTCAATAGTCAAGCCATTGTTGCTCAAATCGTAGAGAACGGTCAGCCCAAGAGTTTTGAGGGACTGCAACCGTTCTTTTGTTTAATGGCACAAGAAACCACAGGTCAAGGATTATCAGAAGAAAGTGTTGTCTCCTTTGATGCCAAAAATGGAACATTGAATTATATTGCCAGTGACAATGCGCTTCAAATGGTTGGACGAAATGAAGCTTATTTTAGCTTTAGAAAACAAGAAGGAAGTCAATGGATTGAGCAATTCTCCACTCGGACTTTTCACTATATTGTTGAGAAATCCATTTATTCGCAACCCTTCAAAGACTCCAACTACTGGTGGACATTCAAAGAACTTTATCGAATTTTTAATCAGTATATTGAGGATGGAAAAAAGAGCTGGGAAGATTTTGTGGAAGCAAATCGTGAAATTCTTGAATCCATTGACCCAGGAGGACGGTTACTTGCGGAAGTTTTAGACCTTAATAAAATTATTTATCGTAAAGTTCCAAGCGGATTTAATGTAGTAATTGAGCACGATTCGGAGTATCAACCAGATGTGAAAGTAACTTATTACAAAAATTCAATTGGAACCGAAGCGAATGGTTTTGATACTGGTCCAGTATTTGGCGGAGAGCGAATTTATAACTTAGCTTCTTCATTAAGCTATATCAGAAATAAAGTCAATGTTGAGCTTCCGTCAGTTTATGCAATGGGCGGAGAAGTTGTAAATAATGGTAACGAACTGTTGTTAATCAACGCAACTGAAGTTATTCGTTTTGTTATTGAAGGGGCAACAATCACCAAAGGCTATGTTGAGAAAGTGAAGACACCAACCAATTTAACAGTTTCTGATGTCACTTCTACAAGTGCTAAAGTTTCATGGGAAAATGGGTGATACCATGGCAGATAAAAATTATTTACATACCGCCTACTCCAACAGCGCAGATGGTATGAACGGTTTCACCACTGTTTATCCGAATTTGAATTTGTTGGATGGTACTAAAGATTTTAGTGGGAATTGGACAAATTCAAGGAGTTGGACAACTGACGGAACATATAAAGGCTTAACTGTTAAAAAACGAACTGGTCAATGGAACGGTATTTATAAAACATTTACTGCACCTAAAGACGGAACTTACACCTTCTCGGCTTATATTAAAAGTTCAGGAAATACGGCAAATACAATTAGATATGGTGGAGTAAATACTACATCAGCTCAAAAAGCACTACAAAAGTCCATGGGTAATAACTTCGACTGGGCTAGGGATAGCGTAACTTTAAATTTAAAAGCTAACGATAGTGTATGGTTTAAATACGAAATAACAGGCTTAGGTACAGATTCAATTTTATGGACTGCTGGTCATAAGTTGGAAATAGACTCAACCGCCACCCCTTGGATGCCCTCATCTAGCGAAGTAACAGCTACTGACTGGCTGAAGTATGTAGGAACTTACGTTGATACTAACCCAGTTTCTAGCACGGACCCTAGTAAATACGATTGGGACGAAATGAAGTATCGGGTTTATTTAGATGGTGTGCCTGTAGGTGGAAGTAAACTTCTGTCATTTGATTTCGAAAATCTAAAGGCGGGCACATCATACAACGTTCAGGTTAATCAAATAAATGGCAATGATGAAAGCGACAAGTCAGAAAGTGTTGCTTTTAAAACTAATGTACAAAAATAAAAGGAGAAAAAATGGCAGAACTTAAGAAAATCTATCGAGGGATGCAAAATGGAGCAGAAACGATTAATGACGATTTGGAAGCAATCAACTCTGAATTAACTAGTGGCGGAAATGTTGTTCATAAAACTGGTGATGAAACAATTGCTGGAAATAAAACATTTACTGGTCCTGTTAAATTTCAAGATTCAGCAGATTTGGGTAAAACGACAACGATTGAAGTTGGAATTGGTTGGGGGCGCACTGCAACACTTCAAAGAATTGGGAATGTGGCTACAATCACATCTGAAAAAACACTTGGTAATACTATGCCGTCAGGAGCTTGGCAAACTGCGGAGGAAAAACTTCCTGTCGGTTATAGACCAAAAGTAACAACAGTGATATCTACTAGCACAATAACAAATCCAGATAAGTTTTTGTGGTATCGTCTTCAACCAAATGGCACTATTCAAATTTGGCAAAATGGAAGTGTAGTAACAACTGATACGTTGATGACTCCAATTCAATCATGGATTACAACAGATGCGTTTCCATCTTAAATTAGAAAGTAGGGGGTATGGATGCATTAGTACATGAAGGATGGCTTTTTTTCAAGCTTGTTATTGATAATTGGGCCGCTCTTCTTATAATTTCTGGTATTTTTGGTTGGATGTATAGAAAAATGACCAAGAAACAGGAAGAGCAATTAAGAATACTTTTAGTAGTCATTAAACGTGTTGAGCTTGGAGAAGCAATTAACCATGATTATGGCTTACAAATTGTCAGTGGTATTTTTGATGAATATACAGCGTTAGGGGGCAATCACTACGCTCACGAAATTTATGAAAGATATAAGGAAGGAAAAGAAAATGATTTTTAACAACAAGTTTTACAACGTCATCAAATGGGCTGTTTTAACAGCATTGCCAGCGCTAAGTGTTTTTATCGGTGTAATTGGTAAAGCCTACGGTTGGGGTGGAACTGATTTAACTATTATCACCTTGAATGCATTCACAGTATTCTTAGGAACATTAGCTGGAGTCAGTGCTGTTAAATATAATAACCAGCCAAATGAAACAGAGGAAAACAAATGAAAAAGTTAATTAAAAAGGCTGCCATTGGAATGGTGGCTTTCTTTGTTGTTGCAGCAAGTGGACCTGTATTTGCCGCAGTTGGTGACCAAGGTGTGGACTGGTCAAAATATAACGGAACTTACGGTAATTTTGGCTATGCTCATGATAAATTTGCTTTTAGTCAAATCGGAGGAACTTACGGTGGAACCTTTGTAGACCAAGCCACCTATGAAACGCAAGTCGCATCTGCAATTGCTCAAGGTAAACGAGCGCACACTTATATTTGGTATCAAGTCGGAGGTTCACAAGAAGTAGCAAAAGCAGCACTTGACCGCTATTTACCAAAAATTCAAACGCCAAAGAATTCTATTGTAGCTTTGGACTATGAAGGTGGAGCAAGTGGAGATAAGCAAGCAAATACTGATGCGATTCTTTACGGAATGCGTCGAGTAAAAGCAGCTGGATATACTCCAATGTATTATTCAGATAAGCCTTACACTTTGGCTAATGTCAATTATAAGCAAATCATCAAAGAGTTCCCTAATTCATTATGGATTGCGGCATATCCAAATTACGAAGTGACACGAGTTCCAAATTATAATTTCTTCCCAAGTATGGACGGAATTTCAGTATTCCAGTTCACATCAACTTATGTTGCTGGCGGACTTGATGGAAATGTTGATTTAACAGGAATCACAGATAATGGATACGGAAAACAGCAAGGCCAAGAAGTTAAACCCGATACTGCTACACCGGCCATTGAAAATGGTAAAGAAGCCAATGAAGTTAAAGGAAACGATGTAGAAGTTGGAATGACGGTTAAAGTAAACTTTGGCGCTAAGAATTATGCCACAGGAGAAACAATTCCTCAATGGGTAAAAGGTCAACCACATAAAATCATCCAGAAGAATGGAGATACTGTCTTGCTTGATGGTATTATGAGCTGGTTATCCGTTCATGATGTGGAAACTATTGATGCATCTACAAGCCAGCCAACGACATCCGCAAAAACTCATATTGTTCAGTCAGGCGATACTTTGAGCGGTATTGCTTCAAACTGGGGAACCAACTGGCAAGAATTAGCTCGTCAGAACAGTTTATCTAATCCGAACATGATTTATGCTGGTCAGGTAATTCGCTTCACAGGTGGTCAATATGGGGCTACAGCACGAACTTACACAGTACGCTCTGGCGATAACCTTTCATCAATTGCCAGTCGTCTTGGAACGACAGTTCAAAGCTTGGTTTCAATGAATGGTATCTCAAATCCTAATTTGATTTATGCTGGTCAAACACTAAATTATTAA